ATAAATATCTGCAATAACCGGATTTGGCTTACAAGGGTGAATTTTTTAACATAAGTTATTATTAATCAATTTTTTGTGTTTTGTATTGAGTGGTGACGGAGTGCGAATTTCTATTTAACACTTCTGTAAATTATATAACAGTAGCAATACGTTATGTTAAATGAGTAAAATTAAAATAGTTGATAATGAATAAAAATATTACATTTGCGCAATTAACCAGCTATGATTACAGAATAATGAAACAATTTAGTAAGCTTTTAAAGACCAATAACATAGACCACAAATACTACAGAAAGGATTCAACACTTGTAATTGATGACGGCTTTAAATCCGTCTTTAAGATAAAAGAAAAAGGCTACTGGCAGGCATGGCGACTGGATAAATCTGTCGAAATGAGTCAATTAATCTTCAGTTTTCCGGTGAATTGCAATCGGGATTTGATCGTAAAATGTGCCAGATTTAAGCTGATACCTTACCAAGTAATCAAGAGGTTGAAATTGTAAATTTTAATAAAAAAGTTACACAATTCACACTTAACATAATATTTCAATTCCTCAGGGGTTTTTTCTGAAATCCAACAAAAAGCCTCTGAATTATTGATTTGCCTGCATTTACATTTGGTAAACTCTGGTAACAAATAATTAGCATTATAACCGATGCTAAATAAAAAGGTGGTATTTGCGGGTTTTGCGGGCATCCAACAAAAAAAGCGAAATCAGGCTAAAAACAAATAAAATAATTATATAGAATATTGAATAATCTTTACACTCAGTTCGCCAAATGTATAGATTATTGGGTTTTCTATGCAAATAAAACCTCCTGATTATTGACAAATTGGGAAATGTTATCACAAATTATTGTGTAAAGTTGTGATAAAAAAACGCCACCCCGCTAAGAGTGGCGTTCACCTACTGCGATAACACAATAGGGTTCTGTAATCAGTTGTTAACTCGCGTAAGCCTATGGCGTGAACTGATTGCTTTTATTGGTTAAGCCAGCGATACATTAACCGCGTTCAATCCTTTTTTACCCTCAACGGTTTCAAAGAAAACAACATCGTCTTTTTCCGGTTCGTAATCTCCGACCAGCCCTGTGATATGCACGAATACTTCTTTGTTTGTTCCTTCTTCAATGATGAATCCGAACGCTTTTTGTTTGTTCCAAAACTTGATTTTCCCTTTATTCATAACTATTTTTTTGTGTAGAATCTAACATTGTATTTGCTGCAGGTATCTTTATTAAATACCTGTATAGTGTCTTTTCGCTTTAAAGCTATAAACTTCCATTTTTGAATTAGATATTTTTCCGGTTTCATAAAACGAACAATGTCTAATGTATCCTTATTCGTATATGTTAACCCTGTTTCTAAGCATCCTGAAAGCCTTGCATGAGAACCGATCCAACTCAAACAATGAACGTGTATCGAATCATGTACGGTACTATCTCTGATTGTTGTAAATATGTGATTCGTTGTATTTACTGTTGTGTGATTATCGCTGATTATTCGCCTGTCGGGTATGGGAATTTTAAAGCTGTCAATTGCCTGGTTGATTAATTTGTGTGTGCCTTCAATTACATTGCTTGAATGCAGATCTTTATAATACTCTTTTTCTTTTTCTGCATGTCTCCATTCCTCATATAAGAATGTACAAGCAATTGAGGATATAAATAATAATATGATAATTATTTTGAACATATTTAATTTGTGCGCATGCGGACGGATCGCAAACGACTTGTTTATTTTATTTGTGATTTATGTAAACACCTTTTGAATAAATATCCGCGTTGTTATTAGCTCGCTCAACTAATCCGGGTAATACTTCACCATCCGAATACTTCCATTGACGAAAATAATTAGGAATATTTGGATCGTTTGGGTTTGCATTTATTGCCTTAAGCAATCCGGATCCTTTTAATCTTGCAGTTCCTTTGTTGTAGTCGAAGTCGCAAAGAGCATCAAATTGATTTTCATTCAATGAAACTTTAAGAAGCCTTAATACATCAATGCCGACTTTCATATATATGTTTGCAAACAACTCATCTGCCCTATCTTGTGTAATAGGCTTATCAGTTGATCTAACCGGAGTACCATCTTCGTAGAACGTATTTCCCCATCCTATTGTCCATTTGCCACGAGAGTCTTGATATGGGTGCAATACGCACTTTTCCCAAGACTTAGTAAAAGCTATAATTTTGTTTGATGGAATCATTTGTCGTTCACTTTAAAGAATTCACCAAAATATTTTACACAGAATTTTCTTGTTAAATAAGCCACAATACCAGCTATAACTCCACAAAATGCAGTCATAATAAGCGCATCAAGATATTTGAATATCGTCTCTTGAACTCCATGATTGTACTCAATCCAACCCATCCATAAGCCAGTCAGCCATCCTGTAAGTTTATCGTACCATGTAAGATGCTTCATTATGCAGGCGGTTGATTATTGTTAATAGTTTTCTCGTAGGCTGTAATCCCCAGAAGTGCCAATACATACCCAATTCCACTAGCCAATACTATTGGAAATTGCTGTATAATTGTATTGTGAATTACAGATTCAGGCTTTCCGAATATTGCTATCCATCCATATACACCAGCAAATGTTAGTGTTAGCGGTATCAGCGCAAACCACGCATAAGTAATTGCAACAGCCCTCTTACTCGATCCATCACCGTTTATTCCTGTAAAGAATTCTTTGATAATGTGCCAGAATTGTTTAACCTCTTTCATATCGTTATTGTTTTGCTTGCTTTATCGAAATACAAATCCTGAGTATCAAGCGATCCCCAATACTGGCAATACTTTCCATCACCGAACAGGTTAATTAGATACCCGCAGGCTTGTGAACAATAAGTTTTCTTTATACCGCCTTTCTGAGCTTCCAGATCAATGATGTTAAATGAAACCTGTCTAATCAATTGGAGCAATATGCCGAGGAAATTATACTTTGATTTGAAATTATTGATAACAGTTTCATTTGCTGTTATATCATATCGCTTGATAATTAAATTCTGCCACTTTCCCTGAAAGAACTGAGTTGCAAGCACCGGTAAGAAACCATTGAATATGGATTGATAGAAATACAATTCTCCATCAACCCAAGCAAATATGCCACAATGCTGATTCTTTATTTTTTCCTTGCCTAAAAAGAAAGCTTGAAAATTCATAAAGAATCTACTGAACCAGCTCATCCAGGTATTGATGTCTTTTATATCGAATTTGAAATAAACGAATCCAATATCTCCGGTTTTGATGTTAGATATGTCATTCATCTTACAGTCCCTCAATTTTTATAATCGACTCAATAACAAACTGCGATATGCTTACCGGTAATCCGTGTTTATTCTTTATAATATTATCAATGAAGAACTGTGCTTCTGTAATAAGATCTGCACTCTTAAGTGTTACACCATCAATCAAAAACGGATCATCTTCATAATTGCCAAAGTTGGGTTTTGTAGGATTACCATAGATGTAGTTCGCATCAGATATAGTCCTACGATATTCATATAAGAATCCGTATGTGGTACCAACCTTAATATACTTTCTAAAAACATTGTCAGCCTCCCTATTGTCGGGTGAGAAGTTTGGAAGCGAACCACCGCCGACAACAAGGTACGTATTACCATCTGTTGCAACCCATTCAATACCGACGGCACCGGCGGTCGAATCTTTCTGATAAAAAACAATAGTGGTCGTTGATTTGTCTTTATCAACAGCGTAATAGCTTACCGTATAAGTTTGCGCAATCGAAATGATCGATGCAAAAACGATGGAAATTAATAATAAGAACTTTTTCATGGCAGTAATTTTTGGCAGTAATTTTATAATCCTTCAATTAAATAAACTTGAACTGTAGACGCGTCTAATGTCTGTGTAGTGGCCGCTGTTGTTAAAGATGTAATTGTAATCGAGCCTGACGTAACCGTGTAATTATACTGTGCTCCTAACGTGCCAGAAGCGCCGCCGGAAGCAAGCGTCACAATAGCTTTCGTGTTAGCTGTTACTGATGAGTTTGAAATCGTAACAGTACCGCTTGATAATGCAGCAGTAAATAATCTTCCGTTTGTACTAACCTTAACCGCAAGCCCGGTGCCAGCCAATGGGAACTGCATACTTCCGGTTGTTGCTAAATTTCCAGAATTGGCATATAGATAAGTTCCGCCTGAAGCGTTTGTGGTTGGTGCAGAAATAGAATTCTTTATTGCTATTCCTAACTGCATGCTGTTCCAGCTTGGAGAAGAAGATCCATATCCGAATGCGAAATTCCCGCGTGTGCCTGTACTACTGCCGCCTATTGTACCAATATCAAATAACACATCACCACTACTGAATGCACCCACGCCTGTATTCAAATGGTTGCCTGAACCAAAATAACAGCCGGCAGTCGACGGACTTGTTCCAGAGCTGGATACGTCAGGAGAGCCGATTAATAGTTGAACGTGTGTGCCTGAGCCTGTCGTTGCATTCGGTTTTATTTGCATACCGATTGTACTCGTCCAGCTTATCTTATTGACGTTGATCGCTGCCCAAACGTTTGATGCGCTACCGATGTTTTTTGAGTTATTGCCAGATGTTAAGATGTTCCCGGAAAATGTTTGATCCGGAACAAATGTTTGAGCCGTGTTTAGCCCTGCAAGCGTCTCTGTTGCTGTGTTAGGATACGTATAAGTAGTTGATCTCGGAAATGCAAGAGTTGTATTGAATGCGCCGGAGGTAATTAAATTGGCCGCTAACGTAAGGGTATTGCTTCCGTTATTTACGCCTGTGCCACCGTATGTAGGACTTATAATAGTTCCCTGCCACCCCCCACTTGTAATATTTCCCGCCAATTGAACATTTTGCGCTTGATCTAATGTAATGCCAGTTGTCATTACTCCGCTGGCATTCATTGTCCGGAAATCCATTATTGAAGGAATAATACCGGTTGATAATGTGCCTGTAGATGTGGTTCGTATTGAACTTGCGGCAATCGGGTTTGTGCCGTCATATCCCCAGCTCTGAATATTTGAAAGAACATCACCTGTTACAATAACAGAAGGGCTTGCGACTGTGCCTCTATATTTTAATAAATTCAAACCAGAGCTATTTGTTCCGTTTGAATATTGATATAAAGACGCTCCGCGTAATGTTGAAGTATTTGTATTGACAACATTAAATGTACTTGTAGGCGTTGACGCATCGCCTATCCTTACGTTTCCTTGAGAATAATATAAGTCATTCGTATTAATAGGTATCCACGGATTTGTTATTGAAAAATTTCCTGTTGAGTTATTATACGATAATGGAGATGTTGCCGAAAGACTTGTTAACCCTATACCTCCTAGAGCTGCCAATGTAGGCGTGGGAATGTTTAATACATTGCTTGAAAGCGTTGCAGCACCAGAGCCTCCGGTAGTAGTAAGGCTTGTTATTCGATTTGTATATGCAGTATTCCAGTTTGTCGCCGAGCTGATATATGTATCTGCTATGGGGGTAGCCTGCCACGTTCCTGTACCGATAGTTCCGACGGTAGTAATTGACGACTGACCTACATAAGATGAAGATATATCTATTGCCGGAGTTGCGCCGCCTGAAGATGTTATTCTATTGGTGGTTCCTGTTACAGATGTTACCCCTCCGGCCGTGCCGTTAGATACTGACGTTATCCTGCCTTTAGAATCGACCGTTAAATTTGTATTCGTGTAGCTTCCTGGTGTTACTGTTGTCGTTGCTAATGTTGGATTTGGATATGTACCTGTTAAATCGCCGCCTGCAGATATTCCGGATATTGTTGTTAAAACATTAAGATCAGCCCAAGCCATCTTCTGATACTTCAACGTGGAGTGATTGAATACTGATACGGAGTCATTGCCTGCAATGGTTGACTGCTTTAACAATAGTGGCCAATATGGCAATGACGCAGTATTCTGAGCCATAGAGGCTGCAGAAACAAATACGATTGATAGTAATAATAGCTTTTTCATAATTATAATAATGCGTATGGAATTCGTGAAACAGCAGTATTTGTTACAAACAAATACCTGAACGATCCATCATCATACCAATCGCCTGTATTCTGTCCTGTTATTGTAGTTCCTGTATATTGATTCGTGGCTCCCCAGTTCGAAGAATTGGCAAGCAGTGCGATTGTGATGCTGTCTGTTACTTTTTTAGGAACTATTGATGTGATTGTATCGATCAAGTATTTTTTATATACCAAATCCCCGTCATTCGTTAATAAATAGAGTGAGTTATAGCTGAGCACACCAAGTATTCCGGTGTCGCCATTTTTATTTATTGCAGAATCGGACAGGTCGTTAAGAAATTGATTTAAAATTTCACCCGTAATGGCATCAAGACCGTTTGTTTCGATGTACGCATCAACAAATGCTTTTAAATCAGCTCTTGATTTTATTGACACAGCTCAAAACAGTTATCGGTTTTAATTGGTATTTGATACGAGATCACGAATAAATATCTACTGAAATCATACGATATAACATTTGCCTCTGAATTGGCTATTGCCATTGAATCGTAGTTTATTTTTTTTATTAAAAGCAAATTGTAATTACTTAATGCCGACAACACCTCACTATCCATTTGTTGATTTTTAGACATGCCAACAAAATCAACCGAAACGAGCGCATTGTATAATTTTTTCTTTCCCGGAGCTTTTATTTCTTGAAATGAAACATCTGTTAATTTGTGATAAAAAAAACAGTCATAATCACTATCAAGAAAAACCCTTTCGTTTGTGCCGATTTCAATATTTATCTTTTTTTCATCAACAAGCATTTGGCGCGTCAAACCGTAATATTTTGGCAGTCCTGAAATGTTTTCCAGCACCTTTTTATTTACCGATTTTATTTCACTTGTTAAGAACTGCATTAATCCTATTGGTTATTACTTTATTTACCAATTCATCTTCTGAATCAGACAGCGAAAACAGTTCGCCAAATCTTGCTTCATTCCACTCTGCTTTATCTGATGCCGATTTACCTTTGAATCCTACTTCTGCACCGCCTTCTATTGGGGCTGATATGAAACTATCCATCATGTCTCCGGTAAATGTGAAGTCTATATAATCAATCTCTCGACCTGCCTTTTTTCTTTTTATGCCGTAGTATTTAGAATATGCGCCTGTTGTTTTTTTTGCCGCTGTATCTGCTTTTTCTCCGTTTGTTTTTTCACCCCTTTGCTGCACCCTGTCAGAAACTATCGCAACAACATCTAATGCAACTTCACGAGCCAGATTTTCGGGATTTATTTTTACTGCTGTATTTTTTATAGCTTGATTTATTTGATCCGATATGTTTGAAATAATGGTTATCATAACATCATTCCTTTTGTTGCAACGGCAAATGTTTCTTCACAATCAAAACAAATGCCTTGACCTGTTAATGGTATAGCATTCAGGCTTTGTGATAAATTATCAGAATATCTTTTTTCAAACACAACCTGAAGCTCCTTTGTTTGTTCAAGGTTTCCGTTCGTGAAAAAGTTTAATCTTCTGCTACCAACGGGTGAGTATATTTTTTCAAGAAGCATTTCTGCTCCAAGTAGATAAAGCCAGCTTTGAGTAAGCAATTGTTTATTTTCTTCAATGAAAATATCGACAGAACAGCGAAGTTCTGCGCCCATTGAAATTCCTTTGCCAATGCCTGTTTTAATAATATTATTAAAAAGTAATGGCAGTGTTGGATCGTATGTGGCTGGATATAACTGGAACACACCACGAAGCGCACCATATCCGAATGTAACCTGCGCAGCGCATGCGCCATCATTTGAATAGTAGTAGTAAAAATCATTCAGCGTTTCGATAGAATTAAACATGGATGTATCTACACCAATGAATAGCTCAATGATTCGCCATTTAAGTTGAAATACCTGGTTGATTGAAATTACATTTAATCCTTCAACCAAATCAATTGATTGAGTAAATAAAACAGATCCATCATTCACATCCCACACCTTCAATGTAGATGTAGCGATGCGATCAGAAAAAATATATACATCATTTAACCGGTATTCAGAATACTTTGATTCCGGCAACATTTGATAAATTCCCGTGTAAATAGGTGCCATCGGAACGGCTGTTGTTCCGGTTGGGTAGGACTTTATTGGCTTGCGTGTTTGATACGTGATCTGATTAAACTTGATATATTTGTACATCTCATTTATCACATCTGTTTTCAATCTCAGGTATGCCCGATCCTGAACATCACGCCAAACGCCAGCGAAGTTTATCTGTTCCTCTGCTGCGATACGATCAACCATTTCGGTTGTCATACCAGGCAAAGAATTCAAATAAACACCGCTGGCCGGAGTTGGCAGATTGCAGTTTTTCAGACCTACGTAATCAATCATTATTAAATGATTTAGATTAGCTCACAATAAATTTTAAAGCCTTTTGGCCTGAAATACCCGTTGCATTTGACCCTACTACAGTAGCGTAGTATGTTCCTGCTGTGGTTGCTGTTCCTGTCAACACAAGATAGTTTCCAGAGTATGACAATGTAATGCCTGCTGGTAATGTGCCATCAATTATAGATGCCGAAGCAATGGCAATGCCTGCATTCAGTTTTGCATTGATTACAGTTGAGCCGTGAACCATATCAATTTCATCAGGAATTAAACCAGTACCTGAAATGATTGTCGCTGTCGATCCGGAAGCATTCGCAAAGCTCAATGATGAGCCATCAAACAATTGAGGACAGATAGCTAACGAATCAACATTTGCAGGATAGTTCAATGGATTTGACACAAACGACCATGTGGCTGTAATATCAGCTTCAATAAATGTTGTATTGTCGTCTGTAATTTTACCAACAGCCTCAATTGATAGGTAGGCATTTTTCTGAACCCAAACCTGTGTATCTGTGAAGAAATACAAGTCATAATTCTGTGCCTGGCCTTCCATTGCAGCCCAATAGGCAGCATTAGCAACATAACTGAAGTCAATGAACGTAAGCACGTGTGTTTTGGCAAGCAACCTTTTAATTGCTTTACCTAAGCCTTTGCCGTATGTTCCTTTGCCTCCATCGTATGCGCCTGATACGTTACGAATCACATAAGCATTTCCCGCAAGTTCTGCCGTTAATATATCCTGTGCAGACGTGAGCAAGCCTATTGCTGTACCGCGCTTTACAAGGGCAACATGAACAACTTTATTGCGCTCGTCGGTAACGCAATCTTCACATGATCTTGATGGCGTTATTCCGCATGACAATCCATATACAGACGCAACCATAATTGGTGCGGTTGTCATTATATCATGTGCCGATACAGCATTTAGTGTTAGCAATCCAATTGCTAACACTAAAGAAAATACTATCCAGTTTTTCATAATTACAATGTTCCTACTTGACCGTGGAAAATTCCATTTACGTTCGCTAATCTGTCCGCAGACTGGAACTGATTAACCGGCGCCTGCCATAAATCGAAGTGTAAGCCGATAATTACATCATAAGACTCAACCACAGAAGATCCAGAACAAGCGTTTGGTATGATACGCATATCGTACGTTACACCTGGCAATACAGGATCAGGAATAGTACCTCTTTCAACCACTCCGATTGGCCTTGCATATCCGCCTACATATTCATTGTATGAAGCGAATTGCATTGTACCAGGCATGAATGCCAAGAAATCGTAATCAGCCGAACCGATTGAATTTCCCATTGTGAAATCCTTGTAGTACTTGAATCCAGGGTTAGACTTCATTTGACCGAAGTCGTTACCGGAGATGTTGCAGCAACCGTAATCAAGCGCGGCCATTGCTAAGTCAAGGTAACCCTCGCCCACAACAATAGGCTGACCTGTTAAGGTCGTACGAGCCATTTCTCTTTTGAATTCATTGAAACCAGATAGTACCAATGAACCCTCTTGTAAGCCACTTGTGTTTGTGGTTCTGTACATGTTGAATTTTTTGCCGGTTCCGGCAGCAGTACCAACATAACCACCAATACCAAGAGCTGCAGATGTGTGCAAGTCATTATTGATAGCTTGGCGCATTGCGTCAAAATCCATCATAATTTCCATTACCTGCTCAGCCATCAATTGAAGGTTGTATGAATTACCTTCCCATGTATTGAATGCAGCACCGGGAACTGCTTTAAGCTGACTTGATGCGTCACAAAGCGTTCTGATTGTCGATTCTTTTACATTGATTGTGTGCTGGCGATACTGATTAACCGTGAAGATTTCTTCGAAGTAAGGCTTAGGCGTACCTGTTGCACAGTCTTTGGCTGTAGCGGTATCGCTTGGCGTTGCACGCTGTTTGTGTTTGATACGAACGGTTTTAGGGTTACCGTTTTGTGCGTCTACATTTTGCACAACCGAACCCGGCTGTCTGTTTGTAGGATCAAGAAGGGCTTGTGTTAAGCCGACTTGTGTAAACAAGGAGTCTGGTGCTCCGTCTTTTAAAATTTCATTTAACCCAATTAATATGGCCGGACATACGGCATTTTGCTGTTGGATAGACATGATTAGCGTTAATTAAACGTTAACCAATAAATAAATCTTAGATGATACCCTGATCCTTCATTGCTTGGGATAAAGCGTCATGCGTAGGCTTAGTCATTGGTGGCGTTTTCGGCTGAGATGGATTAGCCGCAGGTATTGGTGTATGTGTGTTCGGTGTCTGGGTAGATGCCGCTAAAAATTTGTTTTCGGCAAGTGTTCTCGCCGCGATTTGTTCAAATGTAATCTTTTTATTTGAAGTATCAAAATATTCCAAATCCGGACTATCCGATTTTACAAATTTAATGTTTCCATCGGCATCTAAAACGGGTTTTGCACCTAATTTCTGAAGCTCTTTTTCAACGGCAAGCCTTCCCAATGTGCCACGCATGTCTGCAGGATAATTCTCAGACCATTTTTGAGAATTAAGCACCGAATCCATTTTTGAATTCAATACATAACTATGGTGATGAGAATCTTTTTCCGCAAGTTTCGATTCATAATCAGTTTTGGTCTGATTAACCGTAGCGTTCAACTTTTCGATTTCAGCTTTATATTTTGCTTCAATTTCTTCTGTCTTTGCTCCTTTTTGGCCGGACTTTGCGCTTTCAATTTTTTCATTCAAAAATGAAATTAGCATTTCCTGTTTTTTGCCTGTGTTTTTCTCAGCATTCAACTGAGCTATTTGAGATTCGTCAAGACCGCTGTTTTCTGCAGTCATTGCAATTGTCTTATCGAATCCATTAAACGCTTGTGCAACAAAATGCTTTTTAATTTCAGCATTGTTTTTCGCCCATGAAATCGCCTCATTAGCATTCATTAACGAATTTAACGCTTCCTCTCCTACCGATGGAATTTGCGTTGTGATCGATGCAATATCTTTGAAACTTGGGTCTGTCGTGTCAATTCCAGCACGCTCTAAAACCGACATTAAATATTCTCCGGCTTTCATTATTCAGTTGGTTTAATTTTTTTAGGATTTTTTTTCGCTTCATATCCTGGAATAAATTCGTGTTCCAAATCATCTTCCTCTGGATCTTCTTTATCCTTTTACTTAACAGGCTTGATGACCTTCTTTTCAACAGGCGCATATTCAACATTGCGCCATGAAACATGCCTGTCTTTTTTAGGTAACGAAAGCTGTTCGTTTGCCAGTTCTTTTGAAACACGAATGGTTCTTTCGTTGTATGTTTCATTTTCTTTATCATGCTCACGCTTGATAACCATTACATGAATATCCGGGTCGAATTCAATTACTCCCTTTTGATCCATAGGTTCTAATTTCCCTTTTGCCATTATCGTAGACTACTTTTTGTACCATCCTGATTAATTAACGCCGGATGTATCGCGTATACTTTTAATTCTTTTTGAATGTCTGCCAGAACATTATCTATTGAGGCGTATAATTCTTTTGTATTATCGATCAAATAATCAATACACTTTAATCGAACTGCGTATGCGTGTGTAAGCCAGCAGCGATCAGCACGGTACACATTTTCTGAAATATGCTCCTTTAGGTTCATTGTACCGCATAAATGTTCTGTACCTGCTGCAGGGTGATCGTAATTCCATTGGCCGAAATAAATCATATCCCAATCATCCGGAATATTTTTTATTGCCTGTTCAAACTTTTCTTTGAACCCTTCACAGAATATCGCATCATCTTCAAGTATTAATGTTTTATCAAATCCATGCTCTTTTATCTTCCGGTAAATGGTTGTATGAGAAATAAAACAACCTATCTCGCCATTATTTAATAATCTGAATTGATTGCCAATCTTGCCATCTGCCAGCAATATCGGAGTGCTGCGGTGCATGTTCAGGTTCGTGTGATCCAGTTCGCCGCCATATATTGCGTTGAAGCGTTCGGCTTCAATTGATAGCTCACGAAATCGAACGATCATGTTTCTGAATCGATCCATTCTGTTGCGTGAGTTTATCCAATATATTTTGTCGAATAACGAATTCATATAATCTTTATTAGCAAAATAATTGTTGCAATAAATGCGACTATAAAACACAAAATTAATGGAACAGCGTAAAGCATCATGTGCGCAAAAAAGTATTTTTGATACCATTTTTTATCACATAAAAAGCCCTGAATCCCCCAGTTAATAACACACCAAAAGATTGAAAGCATTAATACCAATACAAATATTTGTTCCTGATGATCTGTCATTTCTTTATCACTCCGATATGATGCACTTTCGGCGCATCGGTTAATTTTCCTAAATAAGCGAATGTTTTTACTCCGGTCTTTTTCAAATGTTCCGCAAATGCCAATTCATTATATGGCGAAACTTGCGCAATTGACGAATAGCGGTAAACACAGGGATTGTGGGTGAAAAACTTATCTTGAAATACTAAGTTTGTTCCTGCAATATTTCCCTGCCTGTATGTTCTGTACGGTACTTTGTACATGCCTCCTGCTTCGATCTCATCATCATACCATGCTTGACGCTGCAATGCAACCTGCCCTATCATGCGATTCATTTCAAGCGGACGTATCATCTCTTCAACTGCTATCTGCTCGTTATATGTAAAGTCGTTTTCTTGATGCCAGATATAAGCACACTCCGGAACTTCTTTCCAAACATTCTGCACTGCCTGATCAATGCCGTTATTTTTATCTGATAGGATTACGCGGTCTATTTTATATTCGAGTGCGATACGTGATAGTAATTCTTCATCCCTACCATCCGGCATGTCATCGTAAAGTATTTTATATAATTCTGCTTCGAATGGAAACACAACATTTTTAACAAGGCTTTTTAAAGTCTGCTCTAAATAGTCGTTGCGACCATCGTTTAATATGATTACACAGATTTTCATTCGTATATAGCCGTTTTGTCTGCTTGTCTTAAAAGCTTTGCAAACGTATCTACAAACTTTTCATTTTTATTTAATTCATTTTCATGCATAGCGTCCAGTATTGCATGAACCCTCTCATGATAAAATGTTTCTTCTACTCTATCTTCTGATAGTGGGATAACGCCATTCATTTTAGACATTGTAATAGTTTGTGTGGCGTAACTCCACTCCCCATAGAAGTCTCCATTTTGAGATTTAATTTCGTCCCAAACAATATTTACGGTTGTTGCAAAAAGGACAAATGATTTGGGTATTGTTAAAACATTTTGTTTATTTTCAAATATTCCAACTGGATTTTTAAATGGTGATTTAAATATTCCATACCTAAATGCTGTTTGGCAAGATGTTTCAATTATTGCATTAGCATATAGCGAATACTCATTAGTAGACATTCTTACGAAATCATAATTATTATTATATCCACCAACAAAGAATTTTTTAATTAGACATACTTCTGAATCAGATAAATCATTTCGTAAAATTTTAATCCATTCATTAAATAATTCGTCCTTTTCTGTCATACTGTAAATATTAAATTCTCGTAATTCTTATGATGTAATTTCATTCCGAACTTAGCGCAATAATCAATGTACTTTTGATCGTCGATTGAGTTGGATTCAATGCAAAGCATTTTACACCCGAGTTCTTTTAAATCCATTTGAATCAATACATCGTAGTCGAGGCCTTCAATGTCTATTGAAATAAAATCGAATGTTTTAAGGTTTGACGTTTTCATGAATGTTTTAAAATCTAAAACATTCACAATTTCAGGAGTAAATATTTGTGTCTCCCCCCACCTTATTGTCTCTCCTTGTTTTAGGGTAGATAGCAAATCTGTATCTCCATTTTTTAAATGTGAATCCGATCTTAATATTTCAGCTTCTCCATTTTCAACTCCGATTGCTATGTTAGATATTTGAATATCTAACCGACGATAATACAATTGTCTAAGCTTTTCAAATGGTGTAGGGCACGGCTCTACACAATGCCCTCTCCATCTCTGCCTTGCAAGACCATGAGTGTTACTAAGAGTCATTCCATCGTTTGCTCCTAAATCCAAAAATGTACCAGATAATTGTTTTTTATCAATTAAGAAATACATATTAATTATGTGTTCCTCATCATTTTGAGAGTGATATATTCTTCTTTGCATGTTACATTCCTCTGCAGGTAAATATTACTTTATCCAAATCAGCCGGATAGTAAGACACTAGCTGACCGAATGGCGTTAATTTCATTTTTAATTTATTGGCAATAATCGAAGCGCATGCCTGATCCTGTCTGTGAAACATGAAGCGCGGATCTGAACTTTGGTTATCGTGTTCACGGCTTCCGCTGAACGCTCCATCTTTAGCAGACCGAAGCCATGTATCAATAAATTCCTTTGCGATTGGATTTTCAAGATTAACGCCAAAGCACCCTGTTTGACCATCCGGAAAAGTTTCTGCTGTATCCCTGTCAACTCCGAAGTAATGCAAGCATTTATCCGAACAAACATTTGCACAATTGAATCCTGACATTCCTATGTAATAACCTTCGTCGTTGATTATATCCATCATTTTATTAGGATCGCCGATCACCCACATACTGCAATCCATCCATAAGATATGCGTATAACCTTGCTTAATTGCTTCTTCAAATGCTGCGGCCTTTGCATTGTAAATACAAGATTTGTCGAAGTTATCATTAGGCCAATCCGTCCATGTAAGTATATCCCAGTTCCACCCGTGCATATCAAGTGAGCGTACAAGTCTTTTTTGTCCCACCGGATACCATGCACCGATACCAACATTTATTACACAAGCTTTTTTATGTGATTCCATACTTGGCGTTGTGATCTTCGTGTTTATATCGATAGTAGTACATGACCTGATTAATGTATGCGCATGATTTTAACAGAGGCATTACACGCATTGAGTAATCGTAGTCCTCAGCATAACGCATGTCTTTAAACCCAGCCTGTAAAGCTAATTCACGGCGTACAGGTGTCTTATGATAAATTGATCTGACAAACCTAAAGTTCTCTTTATTTTCGCCCCAATCTTTATATTTCAGATGCGCACTTGCCAAGCATTTTTCTTTTCCTTCAAATGTGCATTCGATCTGAAATCCAACACAATCGCTTCCGGTATTATCAAGTATTTTTTCAATGTAGTTTGATGCGACCCAGTCGTCATCATCAATGAATACAACGTATTCACCCTCGGCCATTTCAAGAAGCCTCTGTCTTTTTGCGCCAATTGAAATTTCTTTATTGTCCTTCAATGGAACAATCTGAACCACATCTTTTAGGCAACCCAAATCAATTTGCCTTTCAAGCTCATTATTTAAAGCATCAAATAAATGCTCTCTGCCAACTATTGTAGGAAGTAAGACAGATAGTTTATATAGGGAATCCACAGGCTCTTCGTTTAAAGTAATTTTCTTCATCAAAAGCCCAATGCGTATCATTGCGTTGATACAATGCATCATCCGGCACACCATTTCCCCAGCTTGGGTGCATGTGTTTTATAATCGGAATTCCAATGAGTTTTATTTTTCCGGCACCCTGTGCAACCTCTGTGAATTCATTATCACAGAAAAAAGATTTGTATGATGGGTGGTACAGATAACCAAATCGGTTATAGTAATCTTTGCCAACGCATGATAATGTACATACCCGCTTCTGGTAGCCATCGAAGTACCACATGCATTGGTCGTAATTTCCGTTGAAATCTTCGATTATGCGCTGATCCCAATTCAGCAAACCGACTTTCATATCGTCAGATATAAGAAGGATAATTTCCCAGGGATTCGCTTTTTCAATATCCGCGTTACAGGCTTGTATTTTTGTTTTTGAGTCGCCTTTAAAAAACACAACATTTGGATGAAACGCTTGTGCCTGATTAATGACATAATCGGTCATTGTTTCATCATCATTGTCGATAGATATTAGATACTGAATCCGGCTATTATCCTTTGCTAGGCGAATATAATCGGATAGCGTTTTAAGGAATAATTCAGGTCTTGACCGTGTTGGAAACTTTACTAAGATCATGCACAAAAATAGATAACCTTTTTTTTGCGCTTGTCGTATAATGTATTATCTTGTAACATCAAATAACAGGATACAACATGGCAGCAAAACCAATCACTGAATGCACATCTTATACTCAGTTTTTGTGCGAGGATGAAAAAAAAATAATCAGAAAATTTCAGAGGGATTACGAAGAAATTTACGGAAAAAGACCAAGCATGCCGGATGCAGTTTCGGACATTATCCGGGAATACGGAGAACTTAAAAACAAAAAGTAATGAAAAAGATAATTTTTATTTTGCTTGCAATATCAATATTTGCATGCAAACACCACAAATCAGACGATCCGCAGCCTGCATCTAAGGCGGTGAGCTATAAAATTACTATTGTAAATAATAAAGACTCTGCATTTACTATTACATATACAGACGATGCGTTAAGCGGGACTCAATATGCTAATATTGATAAAAAAAGCACCTATGTTTTAACACATACATTTCAAAATGGCGCACCGTCTAATAATAATATTTATGTTTATTACGGGTCAACAAAGGTTGGATATGTTTTTTGGCAAAATAACCAAACCTTCACATGGAATTAAGCAATAAAATAAATGTAATTGATGAAATATGCAATCTGCACCCATCGCTTGGTGTAGAAAAGGGATGGAGTCATTATACTGGCGGTATGAAAGATTCTGGCGATTGGTATTTTAGAAAAATGCTTGACGTGCCTATTGAAGAATTAAATGATTTTTTGACAAATAAATTATTATCCGAACAGGAAAATAAATTGGCACAGATAAAAGAAGAAGAATATTTTAAATCATCAGGAATGAGTATTGATGAATGGAATATGAAGCGTTTTGATGATATGGCAAAACACATTAACGAACAAATGATTAAAAGCATGTTTGGCGGCAAAATATAACTAAATATAAAAAATATTAGTCGCCGCATCATATAGCTCTTTGCTCACAGGTATTAGATAATGCCTGCAATTATAGCCACCTCTATAAATTGGAAATGTTGTCCAATTTTCGCCTTTAACCATTCCCTGCCACCCTTTGCCGCCGTTCAGTAGCATTTGTTGCTGAACATATTTTTTTAAATCATCTTCTGCAATATATTTGCCCGCAATTCGTCTGCAAAAATCCCGTGTATCTGAAATCTTTGTTCCCTTATAATAATAGTGCGCCAGACCAAGGTCTTTGCTTACTGTATTAATGTAGTTTGAGTTGAACTGAGAAATTGAATCTGAAGAAACCTGGCTGGCGTACTTGTGAAGTATTGAATTATCGCCTATCAACACATCTTTAAGCGACTGTGTGAATTCTGCTTTACTTGAACCTGTCGTTATCTGGTTGCGCAGGATATTCATTACAGGGTCGGTAAAATTAGCATCCACGCCAGAGCCTAGTAGTGATTGTGTAGTGCTTTGGATGTTTGATTGCAGGATTGCATTGTACAGCGCATCCGATTGCTTAAACGTGCTTGATACGGCAGAAAAATAGTTGTTCAGATAATCCGCACTCGAACTATAGCCAGAAACAAAATCTTTTACTGCATCCCCATACGAACCATTTTCAAGCGTTGTACTGATTCGTGTTTTAAACGAATTGAGGGCTTTAAGATTGTTTACACTTGCATTTATATTGGTGCCGGTACGGTCAAGTTCTGAGTACAGATCATTTATAATACCAATCAGTTCGTCATTAACGCCAGGTATTTTAGCCTCAAATGTTTTGAGTAAAGACTGAATGTGATCTTCCAGATCATCAAAGTATGATATTGGATCAGGCATTTACCGTAGGTTTTTGAGACTGTGTTTTTGCGTCAATTTTAGATTGAATTTTTATAGGATCTCCAAGCAATTTGCGCGCAGTTGCATCGTCAAAGCCATATATTTCATAAAGCATTGTAAGCGCTGCCGTATAATCGGTTATACCTTGTGAAACTGAAGTTTGTATGGATATAAGCCCTTCAACACCACCAACAGAACCTTTGAGGTTTGCTTTTGCCTATGCCTCGACATCTACAGGCGTATTTATATCCTGCCCATCTGCCCCTATTTGTGGAACAAGTAGTGAATTTTGAGATAAAGTCATTTCAGAGACATATTTAATTAGAATGTCCATTTTGTCTTTATATTCCAACTCATAAAATTCTTTATTTTCTGATTCGGCTCGAATAATGAATGGAGTAAGATTGCAAGAAAGAATATAATTATCCGGCGTGGTTCCCTTATTTGAAAGAATCGTCATTTTCTCTTCATCCGTCTTGGCCGGAAGTGGGTCAAGTTCAGCAACACATTTAATGAATTTAACCTGCTCGGACTGATCGCCGAATTCGCGTTTAGCCCACTCAATTTGAAGTGCCATTTTTAACGATGGATCAATGTTTGCCGTGTTGGCCGTAGCAAGCCGTGCGCTTAATATGTCTTCGGTTAGAATATCAAATTTGGTCGGCACATTAATATTGGGAATAACCGTTTTTATTTGATCGTCATTTAACTGAACACTATACATCCATTTTCCAATAAAATAATAACATGGATTAAGAATGTTTTTTACAATATGGCGTCCGACTTCGTAGAAGAAAGTATTTACTTCCTGACGGTCTAATGTTTTTGCAACGCCTGAATTTACTTCCGGCTCAAACATTAGGAATTCCATATTGATTGCGGCAAGCCCTGATTCGATCGAATCGTTTACTTTGCTATCAATAAATTTCGTATCCTCAATTGGCTTTTGAATATAGCCCATCGGAGGTGTCGGAATGTTTACCGACTCGTTCATTCCAATCTGTCTAGCGGGTTTGATTGTTTTAACATTAAATGGGGATCTGCTTGACACTGATCCTGTGCCATGACAATTAGTGCAAACAACCTTTGTGTTGGTAGCACCGCCAACTTTAGGAACCATTCCGCTTTCATTACACACCTTACACGGCGTATCTTCAATTTCCCACTTTTCAGAATGCACATGAAGAACCATTTGCACCTGCAGATCAGAATATCTTCGTAATGCTTCATCCCAATCTGGTAAGCAATCTCCCAAAAAAGAATCCCACAACTTTTGACCGTTACAGAATTCTTCAATGATGCCGCCAATTTTAAAGGCTGGCATTGAGCCAATATTGTGAACAGCAATTTCAGTTGTAAAACGATTTTCTTTCGGATCGCCAACTTGTGTACAGATCGCCCAGGAATCTTTATCAATAATATAATAAATCAATCCCGCAGATTGGTTTTGATTCGAATCAACTAAAATTGAAGTCTCCGAAGATTTTAAAACGCAATATGAATTCTCTACATAATCAATCACAGCGTCAGCTCCGAACCAAAAAGTAAATGGCTTCAATACTTCTGAATCGTCTGCCGGGTCATTCTTTGGCATAGGAAGTACTGCGATTACTCCGTTGGGATCGTCGCACATATCACGCATCTGAACCGAAAAAAACCAGTTTTCAATCGAAGTGAAATAAGGGTAATTTTTTTGCGTGTAATCTTCTAACGAATTTGCCTGCTCAAATGCAATTCCCGAATCAGGAAAATCAATCTTCCAATCTTCAGCGCGCTGAATTTTTGCAAGTGTTGTAACAACCTTTGAAAAATATGTTTTTGTTTTCGGTGTCCATACACTTTTTCTATATTGCTTTTGATCGAATGTTTCATTCGGGCGCACAATTTCAATAAGGTCTTTTGGATACGTACCTTTTGAATGTGCTTCTAAATGCTGTTTTATATCAACACTTTGATTGTAATACTTGTGTTTTGGCTGCTTACTCGGATCAACAAGATACCTGTTGATAAAAGATTGATCTAACATGTTACTGTTGTCTTATTGTAACCCTGTTGGGTGAGTGTTGCTTTCGCCTGTATTAGATTGGTTAATGTATCGTCATCATCACCGTCGTAATCGTAGGTGCCCTGATGAAAGTATGCTGTATCGTCGAGCTTCATGGATGAGTGTTTCAGCGCAACCGCTAAAGCGTCGTGCGAATTTTCGTCCAAATAGCCGGTTTCAAGAGTATATGTTTTATCGATAGAAACATTTTGCGCAACAAATACGCCATCCTGTCTCCTATATACCTGCTCTGTAACGGGTCTATTTTTAACCCTTTTAAAAATGGCCTCTATTCTGAATTGCTGATAAAACGTAGGATTGGCAGAATAATTAAATCCAAACGCATCGCGCGAGTGTCTGAAGGTAATTATTTTAGAATTACTATTCAGCGATTGGCCGACCTGCAGGTTATTTGATATTGCAAGGACTTTCATTATGCGCTCGGAGTTCCGTCAAGAGAAAATACCCAGTTTTGCAGGTTGTATTGATTTGAAGATCCTGTCACAGAAATTACAACGGTATATACCGCCCCTGCAGGAATATTCAAGTCCATATAATGAATGGTAGAAACTTGTGATTGACCGTTCACGGTAATTGCTACGTGGTGGTAATCGACAAGCAATACACCGTTTCGATAAAACGACATGTGCATTTCCGGAGCCGTGGAAATCTGATTGTATGCCCAGGTAAATTCAAGCTTATAATCTCTATTTACTCCGGCTGCGCCTGTGAGTGTTGATATTACTGTACTTGTCCCTGATGTTGGATAGGATGCATTTGGCGCGCCTGAATCCATTTGGCGATCAAATGGAATAGAAACCCATTCTAAAATTGTTGCGTTGTTTGATAGGAACTTATTTGCAACTAGTGTCGGAATAGATGCCGTCGGCGTTGTCCATGTAAAATCAAAGTCATTACCTGAATTTTTTGTGGGAATTTGACCGGTCGTACCGCCTCCAAGTTTATTTATTTTTGTGACACCGTCGTTATATTTGTCACGAATCAACGCCCAATTATCACCGTTGAGCCAATCTGAAAGTAAAGACATGATGAGTGTATTAACAACCCCAATCAAGTATTGGGACGCAGTTTAAAACGTCCCCAAGTAATAAATTTGAATTAATTAAGTCCTGTAAAACAGAGCAATGAAATAAGGTACAATCAATCGGTGTGCCTTGTGTTTTATCATATATGACAAACTGATAATCACACGCATCAGGTAGACATGGTATTGTTGCCGTGCAATAATACTGATCACTTCCATCAACCTGCGAAACCGTACCGACCATATCAGCAATAAGCACACCCTGCTTTACGATTGCTATTACCAGATCGCTTACAAGTGTACCGGAATCCACATCCATTTCACTTTTATCCATGATCCATTTTACAACATCCGCATGCTGAACAGGAATTGGATAACTTTCTGTTTCGTCCGGAAATTCATATATACATGAATCTGTTGAAGGTGCACAGAATTCTATTGGATCGAATTGATCTTCCAAATAATAATTAACAGGTATCCATTGAAAGAATCTTCCTTCAAATGTTACCGGCGGCTTATATGGTGAGATGCAACTCATTTTGTAAATATAGTTAATTAACAGTTTCCTTTAAAGAAGTCGTGATTAAAATCATTATTGAAATCACCGGATATGCATTGCCCGGATGTTAATATCTTAAATTCAGCAAAAGATCCATTCGCATTCATTCCATATTTTGCCGTTAATATAAACCCTACATACTGCGCACCGGAACTGCAAGATACACCAATAGCTTTTTCTGCGTTCGCTAACATAATTGTATACTGCTCAAACGAGATCGGATAAGTGAATGTGAGGTATTCTGGATTAAATATCGGCACAGATTGAAGTAGTGATATGTCTGATTTTAATAAATCCTGATTTTGAATAACCGAGGCCGTGGTTACGCAATCGTTAATCATTGTGTCCGCCTCAAGGTAGTTGCCTTGCCCGGAAACAAATCTGATTGGCTGATCTGGATGTTTGAATATTGATCCGGAAAGCCATTTGTACCAATTTGCCGCCATTCTAGTTGGCGATATGCGGTAATTATAATTTGATGCGCTATTTAAAACGTTCGTAATATCAGTAAAATTTTCATCTCGCTCCGAAACGGTACCGGCAGGATACACCGTTGGTACCGGCGGAGATTTATATTTATCGGATATTATTTCGGTTCTGTTGGTACAGATAATGAACAGATCGTTATCTGTTTCAAAATCATTTGTAGGATATGAATTGAACTGCAGCCGTCTAGTTTGTTCGATCAAATATCCCGATGCAATCAGTTTTGAGATTTTAATTAATCCCGTATTGGACATGCGCAGCGGAAGCGTGTATGAATGCTGCGAATTAAATTCATCAATTGCATTTGACCCAGTAATGTTTAGATTCCACTTATCATATCCATTGTCAAATGTGTTGTAAATGTATTCTACTGCCGGAGCCTTGTTTAAATCCGATACGTTTAGAACGGTAAATATTTGATTTGAATTAAAGAAATATTCTTTTGGCTCAATTCTAAGTATTTCTTTGCCATTCTCCATTTGAACACGCATGCCTATATTATATATGGCATCGATGTTTTGGAAAAAGTCCTGAAACGTTGTTGATATGTTGTATAAATTTCCATTTTGATCCAACAGTTGCCGTATAGCCAGCCCGTTTGTAATAGCCGCCCATGCACCGCAGCCTGCCGAATCGTATTGATGCGGAAACGAATTTGGTTGGCCAAAATAATCAGATCGAAAGCAATCTTTTACGCCAGTCATGCTTTCAGCAAGTATCGCAAACACCTCATGAACCAAAAATGCTTTACATGCACTTGGCGCAAACACGGAATTGGTTTTTATGGTAAACGTGGCAACGTTCGTGACCATTTTGATGTGATCGTAATACGGGTCGCTTGCATGCTCAAAGAACTGCTGAAAGAATGCTACCCGATCATTTTTTACAAGCGTTAGCGTAATTGATCCGGTGTGTTTGTTTTTAAATGATATAGGATCATGATGCGAGGCGTATAATATCGGTGCGATTATCTCCGTTATAGGTGTGGTCGCTGGTTGCCCGACAGAATAAGCAAGCGGAGTAAATAAGAACGAAAAGTCATTGATTGTATCGCTTACAACAAAATCCACATCAAAATCCCAGGTAAATGTATAATCGCCATCAAATGGTACAATAAATATCGGATCAATTACATGCGGAGGTGAAATGATTGATGCGTCATCAAATAATATACCTACATCCTGTATACCGTATCCATCTGTTGCTGCAAACTCATCGGTTTTAGCTTGCATGGCAAAAAAGGCAATTACACGTGTTGCTGTAATGTCTTCTTCATAGGGATTTATAAAAGTATTCGCTTCGGTAGAGCCTTGTGTAACAATATTTTTACTATGTAATCCAAAATCAAACGGCGCAAATGCGCTCATTTCAGAGTCGTCTATAGATTTTGTTGATAAAAGATTTATCGTTGTATCGATATTGTTTTTAATATCCCGGTGAAATCCTGACGGCTCTATTTTTACCGTTACTTGATTGTTTACAATCTGGTAGAAATAGCAATTTAAAATACCTGAAACAAATGTTACAAATCCGGCACCATCGCCGCAATCATAGTTTGCCTCAAATTCTAAATCTGCATCTATTCCGTCAAGTTCATACGCACCACGAATAATTTCTGCGCCAGAATCCCAAAATATAATATTATCTGAATAGATATTTTCTAACCCCCAATAATCCGTACTGCGGGTGAGCGTAATCGCTACCGCATCCCACCCAACCGGCTCTTCAACTTCAACACCATTTATCTTAAATTGCCAGATCATACGTTCAGATAATTATTTTCCAGTACTGATTTGCCCTTCGATTCGGTCATGAATACTTCAAATCCCTTGCGATCCATATTGACGTTAAGAATTTTTAAATTATCGAGCTTGTTTAATATTTTCTCAGATAATCTATCCGGCGCACCGGAATTATTGTGCTGTACCGGTGCGATCTTATCATAATTAAGAGCGATAGAGTTAATGAAATTGGCCGGCACTTTACGATCAAATATCGCATCAAAAGCCGGTTGATAATCTTTCATTCTGTCAACCGGCATAATACCCTCACCTGGTCGAGCCATGATAAGAACACTATCATCACCAGTGTCTCTTCCCGGTAAAGACTTTGTACCCTTATTGTATTTTGGAATCGGTTTTGCTGCAACCAGACCCAATTGTAAGGCTCCTTGCGCTGCAGCAAATAACATTAACGGAACAACCGGCGACGCTTTAGCCACCGCGGCGGCAGTACTTAGTACGATATTGAATTCTGCTGTTTCTTTTTCTGCTTGTGCCTGTTTTGTTTTTACCTGCGCTTCTTCTTTGGCGTATTTAGCATTTATCACCGCTTGCGCCTGTGCATTGTCACCAACGGCAGCAAGTTCCTGCGCTTTATTGTTTTCAAGCGTTGTTAACTGATTGTTATATTCCTGCTGCTGAATTTGGCTGATACCCTGGATTACTTGTGTTGCCAATTGTTGCGCCTGCTGCTCCATCTGCATGCGCTTCTGTGTTTGCTGCTGTTTGGCGGCGGTTTTCTTTGCTTCTGCAGCTTGATAATTCTGAACATCAATATCAAGTAATGCCTTTTGTTTATCAACAAGCTCTTTTTCTAAGGCGACTGTGCTTATACCGTATGATTTATCAATATCGATTCGTTTTTGAATGGCATCAATTTCATTATTCAGCATATCTCGTTGCGTGTCCTGCTGAATAGATTTATTCATATCCTGAAATTGCTGGAATGATATATTGCCCTTCAAATACTCCTGCTGTAATGCCTGTTGTTTTTGAAGGCTTTCCGCAGAGATGTTTTTCTGATTTAAAAGTGAGTATTGCGTGATTACATCCTGTTGTATTTTTAATGACGCACTTAATGCGGCCTGTACGTCAGCATTTAATTTTTTTTGTTCATTAAGAATTACATCGCTGTATTTTTTCTCTAATTCTTCCTTTTTTAAAAGCGTGTTTTCGTAATCGTCCGAATTCTGCTTGTTGTATTTTTTTAATAATGCCAATCGATCATCCTGCGCCTTAATTTCAATAAGAAGTATATCCGATGCGCTTTGGTCGGCAAGTTGCGCCCGGCGCACATCAAATCCGGCTTCAATGTTTATTTCATCAAGTTTCTTTTTTTGAATCGCCTCTATTCTTGCTTTTTCTTTTTCTGCAAACTGATCGCGCATGTTATCAATGCGCTCGTTTAACACAAGGAATTCACGTGTGGCTTCTTCCTGCTTAATTAATACCTGTGAAATATTATCAACGGTATCGCGGGTGTTTTGCCCGTCAACTTTTGCGATTAATTGATCCCCGGCAATTCTTCCGGCCACATAATCATCAAAGTTTTTGGCCGCTGATGCCTGATCGTCCGCCTGATTTATGAATCGTTGTTTTTCGATTGCAATCTGATCGGTAATTAATTCTTGATTGTTTTTTAGCTGCTGAGTTGAAGCGGCATCCACTTTTTGAATTAATGCCAATTGTTCCTGATACGTAATGGTGCGATTTCGAAGGGCTTTTAAATTCTGGTCGATCTCGGTTGTAAGCTTTGCGTTTGCCAGAGCCAATTTAGTAGTCTTGTCTTCGAGTGCATCCTCCATGTCTGCTAGCTTAACGCCATTATCATACATGTCTTTCATTGAAGCATTCGCCTTATCAACGCTTTCGGCGAACTGATCGACGGCACTCGCTGCGCCATCAAATCCAATTGATTCGAGCACAATAGACAATCCTTTAAGTGCGGTTAAGAATTGTTTTACTAAAAAATCATACACTTTTGAAAAGCCCGAAAACATTTGCTCCACAAGACCAGCAACATATGACCCTACTGATATAAGAACATTTAAAACGCCCTGAAAAACTGATTTTAAACCACCCATTACACGAGCCAGCTTATCGCCACCGGCTTCTGTTTGTGTGAAATATGCAACAAGCGATGCAACAGCGATAACTAGTAAGCCTATTCCTGTGGCAGCAATTGAAATCTTTAAAATGTTAAACATGCCGGACAATCCTTGTACTGATTTTCCGGCGTTCCCTATTTCTTTACCAAATGATAGTACTTGCTGAACCTGAAACGCACCAGGTATATTAGAAGCCAAATCTTTAACCTTTCCGGTTAATCCCTCAAATGATTTGCTGGTATCCTGCGTTGCCTTTTGTGATTTAGAAGCATTATCCTGTATTGACTGCCCGGTCTTTTGTGTCTCGGTGTCAAGTTGTTTTGTTTGATTAATTAATTGTTGCTCCGAAGCAGACAAGCCTTTTAGCTCTTGGTTTGCTTTTGAAAAATCAGCATCGCCAATAATTTTAATCTTTACATTTTGTATCGAATCGCCCACGCATATTTTATTTTGGTGGTTTGGGTGTGTTGCTTAACGCCGATTTAATGTACATGTAATATTTTTCTGTTGTGAACCTTATAAGCTCGGAGTAAGTAACTCCTCCAACTCCATTATTTGTAATTCTAAGGTTGAAATCATTTCTTTGTTGTTGTTGCCTTCGGATAATTTCGACAAATGATACTTTAACGTTGCTAACAGCTCTTTTCTTTTCGCCTCCGTGTAATTCTGGATATTGATTGCCAAGGAATCGAAAGAGGGAATTAAATTTGCCAGCGGCGTCTTCAAAAAAAAAGCCTCAATGTTCTTATCTTTCTTCCAGGCCTTGACTTTTTTATCCGCATATTCCGGATTGTACATATACGGATTTTCGCTTGCATCAAAGTAAAGAACGCCAGCAAGCTTATACACTAAGTCGGCATTACAGATGTTATCCATGCGCTGCAATGCGAATAGTGCTACATTCCCGGCATTGATATTATCACCCTTTTTAAGATATTCAATAATTGCCTGAAACGCAGATTTAGTGTATTTGGCGTCTGCCCGTTGTTCGAGTTCTGTGTATATATCAAGCGCGGCCATTGCACGCTCGTATGGGATATTGAACTCATTAACGAATTTGTAATAAACAATTCCCGCATGCGAAAAACACTCTTCAACTTCGTGTTCGAGTTTTAAAGTAATTTTTGTCGGAAGGAATAAACGTTTAAGCAGTTGCTTCATTTGATTCAGCCGCCGGCGTTTCGTCTTTTACTTCTTCGATTGGTACTTCTGCTGCAGCTTCCTGTTCAGCTGGTGCCGGAGCTTCATTTGATTCAGCCGCCGGCGTTTCCGGCTCAACTGGATCGGGCGTAATTGGCTCAACAGGAATTTCAACTGGCTTTTCTTCGCTGATCAATATAAGTTGCGGATCATCTACCTTGTATTCGACAATACGAGGCATTGAGCCATCTAAATTTGTTTGACGAACAAATACATAGCCTTCTTTAACGCTATCTATTTCACCCTTGAAAATGGCTATGCCATCTACTTGAATTTCTACTTTGTCAGATTTTTTATACATAATGCTTTATTTTTTGAATGATTTCTATAAATAGGTAGTTAAAACCGATACCTAAGAATAGTACAACAAATTGCGATATATCACGGGGCAATGTTGGCATATTTACAAGGAATAGTACAATAAATACCCAAGTGCCGAAACAATAAACACAACCGCCAAACACCTTAGACAGTGCGCTATGCTTCAATAGTCTTACGCGCCAATAGGCTATTTTTCGGAATATCATTCCTTTTTCCTGGCACTTCATCACGAATTGGCTCAAGGATGCTGCTCCAAGGCAGAACAGAAGTAAGTTGCATAAGTTCATGTGATTCTGATTTTCCGCATGCGCCACATCCTGAGCGACGGCCTGATTTTGGTAAATTGTTCATGATATAAATGGATTTAAGGTGAATGAAGTTGAATTTAAAACCGTGTTTGATACGGTAAATGCTACTGCGTCGTAAGTTGTGCCATCGATAACCCAAGGTATTTGAGCCGAATTATTATCTAATACGAATAGCTTAATTGCATCAGCGTATGGATTCAAAAAGCCAATAGGCAGATCATCGCTGGCAATAATAACATTTCCGGAAGGGTCTGAATTTTTCGTTACGTAAAAAATCTTGTTGAATTTATCAACAAAACGCAAGTTTACAACACCAGAAATTATCGGTGTTTTGATTGTTAATTCGGTTAGGCAGTTTGGAATACCCTCACAAATTACAAATAGAGATTTACAACAGTTCGTCAACTAGCACCACATTGAATTCTCTTTTAAGTGTTCGTTTTATCTGCCGGATAGAATGCTTTTCTTAGCGCAATTCAACAATTCGCGCATACATTGCTTTCTTTTTCTTCGGTGATAATTCGCTAAGCATTAGTACTGAATTTACAATTGTAAATATATCAGTTATTTATCACATCTTCAAATCCAATTCGCTTAATTAAATCCTGATGTTCGGCGTTAATATGGTATCGCAGCGCATCCAGCCAGTGCGACCGTTCCGGATTGTCTTTTTTCCACGAATCCAGACTTTCTTTGTCATCCACAATGGCACTTTCAATGTCGGCGATCAATTCCACACAATCAGGGTGGATAATTACCTCGGCGAAGTCAAACATTACATTGCACTGCAGGCGGGAATTTCTGTGTTTAGGATTCGCCTTTGGCACGCGTAATTGATTCCATGATAACCGGAAAAAGTTCTTTATTATCTCGTATGAGCTATTGTGATCTGATTGGTTACGGCTGAAGTGCCCGGATGCATCCCCATTGATCCAGTAATAATCAGATGGAAATTCTTTGTTTACAATTCCACACACGTACGGCAGCGTTAAGCCTTTTTGGTGGTAAACTTTGCGTACTTTAAATCCTAAATCGGTCTTTTGAACAACCAGGCATGTTGGATCGTAGTTCAAATCCCACGCAAGATATGTATCCAGTTCTGGATCGAATTCGAATTCTTTTACATGTTTATCGCGCGAAAAATTACGAATAAACATTTTTGTCACGTCTTCGATGCCCCAATTTCCAAGTGCCCAGACGTTATAGAGTGCTAATCCTTGCGCTCCACGTTCTTTTATTTTAAGAAGCCTATTGTGCAATGCTTCTCGATCAATTAGGTAATTATCCCAAAAAGTGGATTTTATAAGCTTACAATTGGGCAGTTTAGAAAATGAATCGCTCTCTTTTTTGAGCCAATGGGTCAAGCTTTGAGGGTTCCAATCCAATATCATGGATATTTCAATTCCTATCTGACCTCTTATTGTTGTACCGATGTAATCGTAATCATCTAAAGAGAATTGATTGCACTCATTCATCCATGCAATATTTGCCCCCTCAACAGACTTGGCATTTTCTGCCTGATCCATTCCAAGCCCTCTAAACCAATTGCCGGTATGTTTGTTGATTATTTGAAAGTGATCCTTTACAATTGTAAAGTCATTCGGAAAGTCTTTTAAGACAATATCCTTCAATATTTTAAAAGTAGATCCTTCAATTTTATTATATTGCTTTCTGCAGTGGATTACGTTGAATTGCTTGGGCAAAAAAGAGTGTCGAATTAACTTACGGGCAATTTGGTGCGTTTTGCCGCTTTGCCGAGTGCCGTAATGGCCTTCAATTTCGTAAATAGGCTCAATATGCGGCCAATACCATTTTAACCACCAATTAGCCTTAAATTCAATTTCCCTCATTCTCCTGGCGGTGGATCAATGCCGGTGAGTATTGTTTTGACACCAGAAACCGCCAGCTCCTGCTTGTCCGTTAATCCATTTAATCGCTGAGTAATGCTTGGGTTGTACGCACCCAACATGCCCCCAATTATCTGCTGTTCGCGTATCTCTTCTTTTATCGCGCGACAGATACCAATAAATTGTGTATAACAATTGTCTTGGTTGGTAAAATACTGTTCTACTTCACCATATTTATCGCGACAAAACCGCTTAAATCCTTCCAGTGTATATGGCAATACTGGATAATCAACTTTTCTTTCTCCATCCTTGCCCACATACTGAACTTTAGGCCAATTAGTGGCCTGTATTTTCAGATCTTCTTTAAATTCCTCCCAGGCTTTCTTTAAAGCCTCAGGCGTTTCAAAGTTCTTTGGTCTGCCTACTTCTTTAGTGTCTTTACCTTTTGCCATCACTTTTTATTTAAATACTCCAAACATGCCTTTCTGAAAATATCTACATTTTCAGTGATAGAATACTTTTCAGGCAAATTGTCTTTATAATATACTCGATCTGAGTCTGAAACAGAATAGTGATTATAACCAATTGCAGGCAAGTGTCCACGTTTTATATTGTCGATTGCCCAGTGATTGTTTTCAGTTCTTAGGATTGCGACGCATGATGCCACAAAATGAACACATCCGAAATTTTCGCCAACTAATGTGGCTTCTTGACTCCATTTGCCTTCAATTATGCGATTATTTGCCGTTCCAGGATTGCCTTCAATAATTTTGCCGCACTGTCCATGAAAAGGCAAGTCTGTATCCTGTGAATCGTAATTAATACAATTCTTACAAATGTTTTCCATATACCCCTAATTTACAATTATTTCAACAAAAACTAAAACTTATATAGCGTTTATGATATTCTGGTTATGAATTGGTATTTATTAGATTCTGGTCTATAAGCCATCATTTCTGCATAAAATATAGTTCCCTTTCTGGATTTAACTTCTCTTAATAATTCGCCAAAGGTTATATACTCTATCCTGTATCTTGGTTTATGTATCATGGATTCGAAATTACCTCATTAATATTTTATTCTGCGTTTCTATAATTTTATTCCTTAACTCGTCATAATTACGTCCTGGATGCATATTATTCAATAATACCTTCATTATCATGATCTGATTTTCAAGAATTAGTTTTTCTGTTTCGCTCATTTCTCTATATCGTTTATGTTGGCTTTTTTAAGATGCTTTAAAATCAAATCAATTGCCTGGGTTAACTTCAGTGTTATCCCCTCTATAGGGTTAGATGTTTCCATGATCCTGTTTAATTTGATTAGTTCTTAGTTCAATAAGATCATTTATTTTTCCGATTTCGCCAGCAAACATTTTAGGAATTGTTGTTCTAAGCTCTTTGACTATTCCGTTTTCAATTACCGCACTTACTACCCCATACCGTGCATATATCTCATAATATGCTGTTTTTAGCTTATTTAAATACATATCATTCAATAAGGCCTCAAATAGGGCTGCTTGTTTTTCTCTATCGTATTGATTGTCGCTTTCCATTATTCTACAATTGTGTTATAAATAACCACGTACTGCATTTGGCCTAAAATATTATTATATATAGGCGTTACGCTAATGCATTGTTTTCCGATATTTTTCAAAAATGCATTCACTAAATCTAAATTAGATTCTCCATATTCTGAAAATTCTTTCACTTGTGTCACCATTGCTTTGTTTGTTGATTACTTACTTATTGGTTTCGCCTTGGTTTATATCGTGTACTGAACCGATGATTTCTGAATCAGATATTACCTGAGATAATGGTCGATTGTAATCAACGGAAGATTTAAAGAATACATCCCAGCACCCGTATTGATTTGACCATTTAACTGTACCAATGTCACCATTTGAACGTTTTATTTTATCCTGTTCAAATATTTTCCAGCCGTATTTATCCGTTAACCCGGTGAATTGACCTATTGTTTCAGGAATAACCAAATCCGTTTGAGTCTTATCTGGATTATCAATAATATGACATCTTTCCGCATGGTGATTATAAAAGCTTTTGTAAAAGCCATACACCCATTCTTTTGTATCTACCCGCATCCCGCGGAATAGATAACGATCTGTTGAATTACTCATTTTGATTTATTTTTGGGCATCCACGTTTTTAGCTTTGCATTTCCGTACTTCCGGAAAGCCTCTTTCTTTGAAACAGGAACACGGAAGGTAACGTTAACTGTTTCCTCTCCGTATTTCAAAGGCTTCTGACCGCCTGCACCTTCTCTTGCGCCTCCTCTATCTGTTTTCCGTTTATTTTCCATATTAATATTAAAATATTGTTGACGGGGCCGGGATCGAACCGGCACTTGGAAACCTATTTAGGATGCAATACCCCTCCTGCATTATACCCACCCGTCACTATTAATATTTCATTATGCTTTTTTTATTTCAATATTTTCAGCAATATTCCACCCAAGTAGCCAGCTAAAATATCTATTGCTTTGATGATTATATGGATTAAGTGAATATATCTTATTTTTATATTCAGGAATTTCAGAATATTTATGATGCGCATCTAATCCATATTGAACGGCCGTATTGTCTGCGTCTTCGCCATTAAATAATTTTAAACCCATGACTTATAAATTTTAATCAATTTTCTCGTTTTTCCCTCTATTCCAACTATACCAACTATTTGTATTTTTAATAAATGGATTTTTGGAGTTTTTGCTTGAATTTTTCCCGCGTATAAATGCTTCAAGATTAAATTCATGAAGCATCCACAATATTGGCTTTTCATTTTTCATATCGCCATTATTTTTTTAATATCTTCATGCTGGAGCATACATAAAACCTCTCTATAATTTGATCTCATTTTATATGATCCGGAAGTTTTTTGACCTTCGATTGTGTATAAAATTTTACCATCAACAATAGAAACGCTTGCGCCTTTTCTTATTGCAACACTGCTTTTTTTAATAGCCTCATTAAACATTAATGCCTTTAATTCGTTTTTCGTAGTAGTTTTCATTTCTGTAAGTGTTTTGCGTTTCTGATGATGTAAAGGTAACACTATTTTTGATTAATGCAATACATTCATCAAAAATTATTTACAAATATTTACCCATATTACAGCCCCTTTAGGATGCGTATATGGTATTGGTTGTTCAAATCGTTTTGCGTTGCTCAATATCCATGCGTAAGGCCATTTATCGAGTAATGACAGGTCTTCTACTTTGTGCTGACCTAAGAATAATTCAGGATTTTCAAGGGGATGCTGAAGACATGCCACAATATCAACAGTTCCAACAATTAGCCCGCTTCCGGCTTCGATTACTCCAACTGTCCCACGTTGCTTGGTTATTGTCGAGCGCATTTCCCATGTTTTAGGGTCTGATAAGTCGAATATTTTATCTGACCAAAACTTCTGAACTATAAAGGCTTTTGCGAATTCAATTTTCATTATTGGCTACTTAATTAAAGATAAGGGGTAAGCATCTTGAATTGAGCACCTAATCCTGATGTGTCTACTCGCTCTTTTGAAAGAAGATTAAGAGCTTCTTTTATCTTTGATTTGATGTTATCTTCCATTGTTATGATTGATTTTGTTAAATATTTTTAAGCATTTTTTACAACAATGATCTTCTCTTTCTTCTTCAGGTATATCGTCAAATTGCTGATTTTCTGAATTTATTACCTTCGATTATTTCTTGTTCTGTCATTTCTTTAACTATCTATTGATTTATTTTACTTTGAAAAGGTAGATGTTAACTAACTTTTAAGTTCAGGCTGAATAATTAAATTTCTTTAAAATGGCTCTGTTTTCCTTTAGATCGCCTTTTACTTTCTCCCAAAACTCAAATGATTCAGGAGAAAGACTTTGAATACACATCTCATTTACAAAGTCTAGTGCACACAGCTCTCCTCTGTCTTTTGTCATAAATGTTTGAAAATCTTTTTCAAGTTTTTCCTGATTTGATACTTCTAAAAACTCATTAGCATCTGATGCAGAGTTGAAGAATTCATTGAGTAAATTAGTTCTTTCCATGATTAGTTATTGTTTAGTTGTGATCTTGATTAAAATCTGAAGGAATCATTGGTACTACAAAGTGAATGCTATAATGAATACATGTTTCTTCAAATTCTTCATAGCCTTCTAGTCCTGAATAGCTCATCCCCCTTGTCCCTATTGAGTAATTATTGAACTTTTCAATATATTTTATTTCCACTAAATCCCAAATAAGCTCCGGAGCATACTTTTCTGAATATAAAACCCATGCAGGAACTCTAGCGCCTTGCATTATTAAATCCCAAAGATTTTTATAATTAGTAGATAGTTGAAACCCTTTTGCCTTAAATTCATATTTAGGCGCTGGCGGATTGGGTGTTTGTTCTGTGCTCATTGGAGTTAACCAATTAAGAATTCAGTTACATTGCTAATAATTTGAATACCTTCCAACATTTCTGCACTTGTTGAATTTACTATTACAGTTGTATGCGGGTGATGATTTTCATTTAAATACTGAATCAATACTTTACAGCTATTCTCAAAATTTACTATTTCTTCAAACCATGAATCTACAGGCACAACAAATCCATCATTACCATAAAATGACCTTGTGAACCTGTCATATTTCAAATAGCCTTTATCTGTAAAATATTGAAAGGATGCTTCTGGTGTTCTTTCTGAAAGCTTAACCAGCTTATAATTTATTTTCTGTTTCATACTCTTACTTTTTTATCTCTGTTATCTCTACTGGCACGTAGCGGTAGCCAAGATTATACATTAACTTCCAGTTATCTGTAAAACCTTTTTTACACATTCGTGCCTCTGGATTTAGTGTATATTTAAGAATGTTTCCTTTCGGATCTTTTATTGCGTATGCTTTCATAACTGATTATTTTTAAATTTCTGATATTTTTTGTACCCATAAATTAAAGGCATCTGTTAGCGAATCAAGTTCGTCGATTGTTGCTTCGTTGCTTTCCTGAATCTTATAAATCCTGTGTCGATTTACCCCTGATTTGTCAGCCAGCCATTGCCTGGGACAATTAAAGTAGTCTATATCATATTTCATATAAGTAGGCCAGCCAACTCGGATGTTATATTGAATTGTATTTATTCGCTTTGCCATTTTTATAACCTGTTTTCGCTATAACCGTTTTCTTTCGCCCACTCATCATTGTTTGTAATTTTAACATGATGTTCATGGCATACAGCTAACCATTTTGATACGTCAAGATAAAGCTCGCCTGATCTCCCCTTTTTATGGTGGACTTCCGTTGACCTGCAATTGCATCCTTTCACCTCGCAAATCATTTTGTTTTCCAGAAATACTTTCCGAAGCGTTAAGTAAACCCTTTCTTCCTTTGTTCGCTTCTCCGACTTTTTAGCGATCGGTTTGCGTGGCTTCACATTCGACACTTTTACGTTCGGTTTGAATGCTGATTGAGCTTTTGTGTATGCTTTTGCCATGGTTATTTTAATAATTTTGGTTGTGGTCTTGGCCGTTCTATGTATTCACGCCTACACCAAAATTCCTGTTCTATAATATAATTATTAGGTATAGGAATGAGTTTCATTAACCTTTGATCGAAATCAACTGCCAAAAGTATACAATCAATCACATTTCCCTTATGATTAAATTCCATTATTTCAAATGGCTTAAACTTTGTTTTTAGAAAATATTCATCGGTCATTTCTTTACCAGGTTTATAATTTGTCTGTAATTGCTCCGTAATGAATAATTGTAAATTTGTCTAAGTCCGAAATAGATATGTTTAATTCCTTTGAAACGTGTTGCCAAATTCGCCAACACACAGAAAATCCATCTGGAACTTTCCCGTTTTTATCTACAATATTGAACATGGCCGACTTATTTTTATCCATCACAAAACAAAGGAATCTATTGTCTGTTATCTCATAGAGTTCAATAGCATAATACATTTCCTTTGGCTTTCTGCCATTATTTAAAGCATCAATTAATCTATTAACGCCATCTACAATAGGGCTGAATAAATCTAGTTGCATTTACTTTTTAATTAAATTTATAATTTCACTCTCATGATCGTAATCAATTTCATACTCTCCTAAATCAGTCCACTCTTCAACCAGCTTCTGACTTAATGTAAGCCATCCAGATTCAGTTATTATTGCCGGTCGACCTTCTGATAACTTTCCAAATTTGGATAGCTCAAAATGGCTTAAATGCTTTCGTATGATGACCTCATTTCCGATAAACTTTACAGCTTCTTTCGGAAGCTTGGTTTTGAACACAGAACAGCCGATCATTTTATGACCTTTGCTGTTTGCTCCGCTCTGTTGCTTTATAATGGTTGTTGTCATTGTTAAATACCTTCAATCTTTATTACGTCTTCGTTATATTTTAGATTACTACCACCAAGTATTACATTTCCGCAAGTCACCAAGCCGTCTTCTTCATCTATTGACGGTACAAAAACTAATACATCAAAACCTTTTGCCTTTAAATCTTCTTCTGGTTTTCGGTAGGGATTCCAGCTATCATAACCTCCGATCGTTTTAATTCCATTATCAACGCATGCTGTATTGTTGTGTATTGGTGTTATTTTACACATGAACTTTTCTGTGTCAAATAAATTGGCAACTTTATCTGCATCTATAATAAAGTCGGTTGAGAATGCAAAGTTTAAACAATACTTGCGACTCACTGGATCGGGCATTTTTTCAGCTATCCTTGCAAAGTCCTCTAAATGCAATTGCATTCCTTTATACATTTCTGTACGTTGCGCCTCATCAGTGCTATTTATTGAAAATTGAAATCCAGCTTGGCCATTATAAACATTGTTTTTAATCTCGCACCACTCAAGTATTCTTTCTTCTAATTTTTTGAAATTGGCAGGAAGTGAAGTTGTAAGTACAGGATGAATAACCTCAATACTTAAGCCTGTATCTGCTTTTATTTCTCGCTTATTGGCAATCATCCATCTGCTGAATTTGAATACATTTTCATTAAAAATAGGATCGCCCATTCTTGCATAATGTAGATTCAACCTTTCGGTGTATTTAGTTTTTGGGAAAAGACTAATTGCATTATATAGCTGAAGTTTTAAATCTTCAAAGGTTGCATTTCCATTAAATTTAATATTTGGAACATCACAAAATGTACACTTCATTGGGCATCCGTATTGTGTGCTGACAGTTATAACCCACTTTTCGGAAAGTGGCATACAATGGCAGTTAGGAACACCTTCTATTTCTTTTGTATATCCCAAGAAATCAGCTTTCACATTTTTAGATTTTCCATAATCTCCAATGCTTAATGTTTCAAGTTCTCCACGAGAACATTCTGTAGTAAATAAATAGCCTGTGGGTATTGTATTTTTTTGCTTTATCATGATTTCAAACTTTATAAGTAAAACTAAACTTGGTTTTTAAAATAATTTTAATTGCTTATCATGAATATTGCCAATTATTTTTTTATCATAATCACTAATCCATAGTTGAGATAATCTCATTGGTGTGTCGAAAACGGTATAGTTACAATGCATCAATGCAAACCTTGTCTCTTCTTTATCCCATATAACAATGTGCTTGGTTTCATTTCCACCAGAACTAAATGATGATATTATATCACCGACAAATAATTTTTGATTGTGATTTGTAATTATTCCCGTCCATTGTCCAATAGTTTCTGATATTACTGGAAAGAATCCTCCGATTGCCATTGAATCAGAAATGATTGGGTTTTTATTTTCGTCTTCATCTCCAAAATCACGAGTTGCAAAAAAGGCATTTGGCATTATGCAATATTTGCCTTCCTGAATTGATTCACACAAATAGCCTTCAATCCATTCATTATTATCAAGCCTTTTTCCTCTAAATAGATATTCTTTCATATTATTTTAATGGTCTGATTACTTCAATGGTTTCGATGTATTTGCAATAGTGCGGAGTAGCATATTTACCTTGAACTATAGCACTTTCTTTGCTTTCGTAATCTTCGCTTTCATATATATTCACCCATACTTTAGTTGTCTTTGGAACGATGAATAGGTCAAATGGATGATGTATATCATTGTCAGCATAACATTTTCCAAATTCATTATGTTGACTAACAAACTCATTTCCTGTAGATTCTTTTCTTATCGCAACAATTGGAGCTGAGTTTTTAAGATTTTCGCATATAATTGAAATACTATGACCATATCCATTAACCACATCATATTTACCTGTCTTCCACTTTTCCAGATCAAAAGGAATTCGCTCTGGTTTTTGTTCTTCTATAGGTGCGGGACACTTTTCGAATTTGATACCATGCTTATCGCTTTTTAAAACAAACCTATTAGCTAGTGGATGATCAGATACCAGTTCAATTGTTTCACTTGATTCGTATAAATCTCTGGTCAATTCGTAAGGCTTATTTAATTTAATGAAGGTAATAACATCTTTATATTGAGTTATCTTTATGAATTCTCCTGCCTTAGCTATAAGTACAGGTTCGGGCTTTGATTCTGTAAAATCATTGCTGTTTACATTTATTATTTCATACACTTTTGGCTCTGGCTTATAGTTTACCTTTTCGAAGAACTCTTCGACTGAAGATAGTTCGGTAAAGCCTTCGATAATTTCCCTTGTATAGACACCCAAATAAGGGCTTTCACTCGCTTCTTCAGTATCTACTTTTTCACTATACATAATGGCTGCATCATTATATAAGTGTCCTTTATTTACCCCTTTGCTGTTCGCCCACCTATTCAGCACTTCTGCATTTTCTGGTGTGCGTTTAATGCACCACTTTCCATGTTCTGGTTGTGTGTCATCTGAAATGACTGTACAGTCTTCAGTAATTATATAAGCATTAGGCAGCCCGTCAACTCTGTACGCATTATAAGCAGCCGTTTTACAAACCGTGAATACATTGCCTATTTGTCCATGATACCAACAATCGGTATTTGAATTTCCTTTATCAATTCTTACTTTTATCATAACTCAATTACTGTTTAACTGTTTATTTCTTTTTAATCTTCTTGATCAAATTCGCTATCATCTTTAGGTGTAATTAGCCAACAGAAGAAAAATATTAGAGCACATGTGCAAAATGATTTAAGCAATATGTGTTCATATTTTTCATCCATCCATATTAACGCTATGCCAATAATTGGGATAATAAATAGCGAGGCAGTTCCGATTATTGAAATAATAAGTTGTATGTTTTTCATTACTGTTTGTTTTTACTGTTCAAATTTTAGTTCGTATGATTTGTTTTTCCACTCACAAAAAACAAACTTCAAAGCTTTTGCACGAGCTAGGTCTTTTATTTGTGCCGCTTTGCCTCGATTAAATAACGACCATGATTTAAAATCAATCTGCTTATCTGGTGCTGATGCAGACACTTCAGCTTCTGCCTGATCGTAAAGAATTATTCTATCTTCTTTTGAAAGATTTATTAGCGAACACTTTTCAAGAAATTGAAAATAGACGCTCATCAAATTTGAAACAAAAGGCGTAAACGATAATGCTTCTTCAATTGGTTCTCCTTCACAAAATCTATTATAGCATTCTGTGATTTGCTTTTTCAAAAGCATCTCTCCTTCAATTTTCCGTTCAACATCTTTGGCTTTTTCCAAATCCAATTCGTGTTTGCGTTGTTTTGCAAATGCGTTTTTTCGAACTTCTTCGGCAAATCGCCAAATCCACTTTTCAATCAGCTCTACAGAAACACCATTTAAATCGCCGTCACGCTGAAACATTCCTTTTGCACCCATTTCTATTGCCAAGACAACTTCGTCGATCCTGAACGTTCGGAAGTATGTTTTCAGGTCTTTTAAAATCTCGTCTTTGATTTCGGTTATCATTGCGCCTGTTACATCTTTTCTTGTTCCACGAATCCCCATTGCTTTCGTGATTGCGTCGATGATCTTTCCTTCCATCTGCTCACGCTTGAGGTCTTTAATCAGGGGATAAATGGATGATTCCACTATACCCTTCTCCACCGGAGTGAGATTGGGTGCGAGATTCTTCTGCAATTCGATAAGCTTCTTCTCTAGCGAATTTAAGGCCGTCGTAGCCGGTAAGCGGTTTGAGTGTATTTCCATTTTCTTTATTTTCGTCTTTAAACCAAACGCCTTGTAATTTTTGTTTCCAGTTTTTAACCTGATTGTTTTTTGAATCCCGCCAATTTGCGACCGAGTAATATTCAAATGCTTTTTTTGCTATCCCGCCAAATCCATTTTCTTTGCAGTAGGTTTCGAATTCGGAAAATTCAGGTGGCTCAAATTTTTTTGATGCCGACACCTTTATTTTTTTATTCTCTTCTTCATCTTCTTCTTCATATACATCTTCTTCCTCTTCTTCAAGCTTGAAGCAAGCTTGATTTAAGCTTGAATTATAATCAATATTATTTTTCCTTAAAGCCCTTAAAGCTGGTTTGTGGGGATTGTAATTTTCTTTTAGTGTTCCATAATTCACATTTATGAAATTTTCAAAAAAGAATTTTCCGGCCGAAATTTTTTTAAGAGAAAATTCTGAAAGTTTTTCAAAATCAGAAATAACATATTTTTCACCCGTGTCTATTTTGATATAATCGAAATCAACTATATAACATCCGCATGCATCGCATTTACTCCAAACGTAGAAGTATAATGTTTTCAAGCTTGGTTTAAGCTTGCGGAATGATACAATAGTCCATATTGATGTATCAAAGAATCTTCTTTCCATTTTTACCTACTTAAATAAATTAACCAACCAAATAATATAAGAACAGCTACAAGTGTAAGCCATTCTGTTCCGTCTTCTTCTTTCACTTTAAAACATTTGCTTTTGAATATTTCTTAGAATCTTTTCTTTCGAATCTTTAAAGAAATTTTTCTTTATCTCGAACCCGTATGCTTGCCTGTCTATTTCTATTGCTGCGGCTAGTGTTGTGCCGCTTCCGGCGCAAGGGTCTATAACTACATCGCCTTTATCGGTGAATACTTCAATGAGCCTCTTTAATACTTTTATCGGCTTTTGCGTAGGATGAATTTTTTCAATGAATTCATCTTGTTCCCAATCAAAACAATTGAATACCATTTTGCCATTATTGTTAAATTTTGGAAGTTTGTCACGATAAAGTAAAATGGCATATTCGCAATTGCCGACAATTCTCATGTTTGCTTTTAATACCTGGGCAGAAAACTTTTTCCTGAAAACTAAATTCAAGTATTTATTTAGTCCGTAATTTTTTGCCTTTTCGATTAATTCGAATTGTTGCTCAAATGAACAGAATACAATCATGCATGGAGCTGTGCCTGTTTCTTTAGGCTCTTTCATAAGCATAGTAGAACAGAAGTGAAGAAACTCTGTAATTCTAAAATCCTTATCGGTATCAAAGAATTCTGTATTTGCTAATTTACTTTCGCCGTTCTTACTGTCCCCGCCTTCGTACCAACTAGGATTTGAGCCGTATGCATCCTTGCCAATATTGTAAGGTATATCCGCAATGATTAATTGAGCCTTTGGAATATTATAACGCTTATAATTTTGAAAATGATCGTTATGTAAATGTGGCCTATATATTTTTTCTGGTTTCATTTTCCTTTAAATAATCGTTTATACTTTTCTGTTAAATCTTCCCGAAACATTTCACCCTGTATTCCGTCTTCTAAAGGCAACCAGTCCTTTAAAAATACTTTGTGAATGAATCGTTTCTCACCCGTTGATAAGTCTCTAATATGTATGAGATATTCGTTTTCCGGATCTGTTGAAACGATCTCAACAGCTTCCATTCTGCCGGATAGTTTCTTTACATGATAGAGCTTATCTAGGTGGTTCATGTTATATAGTTTACAATAATATTACCCGCTAAAAGCGCACAACCAATAGTCATTAGTATCCAGTATATTTTGTCTTTTGTTGTCATGATATTTTGTTGGAAAACATTTCTAAATATTTAACCGCCATATCAATGTACATGCCATATTCAACTATTTGCATTTCTGAATATCCATTACTTATTCCTATTGATTTGAAATTTTCAAGCCAAAAAGATACTTCGTGATTTTCACAACCTATTTTAATCGTTGTCTTTGTCGAGATATTAAAGAAGTGTTTAGATCCTTGTATTTGAAGTGGTGAAATTTCCCATGCGTTGCCGAATACCCATGCGTTGCCGGATACCCATGCGTCGTCGGATACCCGTGCGTTGCCGGATACCTGTGCGTTGGCGGATACCCGTGCGTCGTCGGATACCCGTGCGTCGTCGGATACCCGTGCGTTGTCGGATACCCGTGCGTTGTCGGATACCCGTGCGTTGCCGGATACCCGTGCGTTGCCGGATACCCGTGCGTTGCCGGATACCTGTGCGTTGCCGTATACCTGTGCGTTGCCGGATACCCATGCGTTGCCGGATACCTGTGCGTTGCCGTATACCTGTGCGTCGTCGGATACCCGTGCGTTGTCGGATACCCGTGCGTTGCCGGATACCCATGCGTTGCCGGATACCCGTGCGTTGCCGGATACCTGTGCGTTGCCGTATACCTGTGCGTTGCCGGATACCTGTGCGTTGCCGTATACCTGTGCGTTGCCGGATACCCATGCGTTGCCAGATACCCGTGCGTTGTCGGATACCCAACCACCTTTTTCACCAGCCTTACCCCATTTACAATCGATTGTTAATTCGAGACGAAATAAAGTAATGCCTAAAACGTTTACTTTTGATTCAGTTGTTAATTTGCAGAAGTTCATAATTCGTAATTTTATTTAAGTTTTAAAGAGGGAAACAACCTATCCAATTTTTCAACCCAGCTATAAGTTTTTCTTTAGTTGGTTGCTTCCATCAATGAGATTTATTTAGTTGATTCAGAAATTAATAATTCTTGATTCTTTTTAGAGATTGAATATTTTTTCTTTGCGTCTTCAATTGTACGGCCAGACCTTAACGCTTTAACAGCTTCGCTCCATTCGGTAGTATTTGGGTTTAACCACGGCTTGTTTTGAGCATCGTTAGATGGCTTAGATTGCGATTTGCCTGAATATTTACTTCCTTCATTTCCATCATCATCATCGTCTATATTTAGTCCAAGGATTGACGCAAGCGCATAGCGTCTTTGATACGTTATTGTTGAGCCTCGGCCTTGTGGATCGTCTTTAGTTGGCCTCATCTCATAGGTGTCCTCAATTGATTCGCCACTTTCTGCGTGAATTAAAATTGTCCTTAATCCATTATTGCCGGTTGGGAATTGCATGAATGTTAATCCACTTTCTATTAGAGGCATTTTAATTGCATCTAATATTTTTGAAAGGCTTGCATAGTTTGATTTAAAGAATGGATTCTCTGCATCCTTTTTAATGTTTTCAACTTTTGTATTAAAAAGTAAAAGTGCGGCTGCTAAATTTTTCATCTGTTTCGCTGATAAAATTCTGTGTAATTTTTTTTCATTAAAGACAATTTCAATTCATTGTCTGATTCAATCATTCGGTGTAAACACTCGCTTAGACGAATAGTAAAGCATTCGTTATATAGTGATTCATCAATCGTATTTCCGTAATACCCATCGCCACCTTCCATGCAATGCCATGAATATAGATGCAGGTCTTCAGCTCTTGATTTAATGAACTGTTTGAATTTATCAAGTGGAATACTCTTCAAATCAAATATCATTTTATCTGTTGATCCTACAGGCTTGCATTGTGATTCATCATAACAGAATATAATGGCATCACCAGATATGAAGGCGTTGTGAGGATATATGCTTGATGAAAGTTTTTCTTTTCGCTCTAGGCGTTCTACCTTTTTTTCAAGAAATGTAATGTATCCCTGAAGCTCTTTGATATTTGTGTTACTTGCCATTGCTATTTATTTTCAAAGCTTAGGATGTGATTTTTTTAACAATTCACACTTATTTGTAAGTGCAATAAACTTAGCGGAATTTTGATCCTGCAACCCGTTTGACAAATAGAAAGTCTCAATATCAACGACATCACAATTCTTATGAGATATTCCAGATTTTATCATGTCGACGTGAGAAGTGTATTCGATAAATACTTCAAGATTTGATTTGTTTTTTAAATCAAACAATACATCTGCTATCTGATCGAATAGGATGTTATCTGCTTCGCTTAAAAGTTTCATAACTCACAGTTATCCTTTCTTCGTTCGAATTCTTCACGAGGACATGTAATTGAATCTGTTTTAATGCCAGCGATACCACAGTGTTCGCCGATATACATTCGTGCTTCCAGTTGTTTTATAACAGGCCATTCTAATGACTCTGTTAAATGCTCTCTTAGAATTTCAGCTATTACTACCTGCTGATTGAACATCTCGAAGTTTAACTTCGCTTGCCTTTCGATTCTTTCTGCAATAGATATGTTTTCCATAGTTGTAAAGGTTAAAGTTTGCCGGTCTTTCCCGGCTGTCAGTACTTATCATTGGCGTTACATACCGGTTTCTTTTTAGTTCACTTCCACTGAACTCAATCGCATGCACTTCCAGCGGCTTGATTGAAGCACCCGCATTGCGTATTAGTTAAATTGTCATATACGCCCTGACAGTGGAGGCAACACGATTCGAACATGTATCCGCTGGGTGTCTTACGCCCCGCCGTCCTATCCATTTAGACGATGCCCCCGATTCAGATCGGGCACTTGGCTGAACTCCTTTCCCCGATTCTGCTACTGATCTTTGAACTTATCGTAAATCTTGTCGCCAATAGACTCCCCTATTAATTTACAAGCCGATATGATTATGAGTGCGACTGCAATAGAAACTAAAACCATAATTGTAGTTGTTACTATTTTAAAATTTGCCCCGACCGCTTGGTGTAGCGAACCATCGGGGCTACGCTTCGGCTATCCGATTTTAAAACCTCAGTTGCTGAGAATTAATCCGAAGCGACTAAACGAATTAGTGATTGAATGCTTCATTATCCGGATGCAGACGAACTGCAAATGATCCTTTGAAATAAAGTCGAACTTTCTTCCAGTTAACCTCCCGAAGTATTGCACCTATAAGTATGCAGGTTGAGCCTATTGCGCCGATTGCTGGTATCATAGTGTTGTGATTAGTTTATTTTACCTTTTGAAGGCCAATTTTTACCAATTCAACCAATACGTCTGTCTTTGTAATTGTTATTTTTTCAGTTCCCATTCTTTTTGAAACCCTTTGAATAACCTGATTATGAATACTTTCTGGAAGCTCAAACGTTGTTTTTACCGTAGGCTCTTTTGGTGCTATTGACTTTGTCATATAATATTTACTTATTGTAATATTGTATGTCAAAAGTAAAATAAGTTTTACTTAAAGGCAAATTTATTTCCCCAAAAAGTAGTATTTATTTATTCAACAATTTGTATATGCATGAAGGTGAATTACTTAAATCTGAATTAAGGAAAAAATTTTCTACCCTAAAGCGTGCTATTGAGCAAATAGAGGTATCAAAACCAACGCTTAATAAATATTTAGAAATGGAAAGGATTCCGACAACATTTTTAGAAACGGTTGAGAAAAAAACAGGAATAAAAATTAGAAGTGACTCTAGCGTGATAACCCTTGAAGAAAAAGTCGCACGTCTTGAACTAGAAATTTCTGAATTAAAAACACATATAATTAATATTTTAACTAAATGAAAAAATTGTTTGTTATACTATTTTTTATTTCCTGCTCAAACACTAAAGAGCAGCATAAAGAACTATATATTACAACACATACATACAACTCTAAAAACGGCACTCATTCTTCGCCGATCAAAAAAACCGAATTGTTTAGCTCTGATTTTTTAGAAATAAATTTATGCCAAACCAGAAATGATACAAGCAACATTGCAACGAAAGAAATAGATGGCATTCACGATGTAAATAATTATAATCATACAACAATAGCAATTACAGATATAAATGGTCAAATCATAAATTTTAATGGAGCAACATCATTTTTAAATTTTATGCACAATCATAATTATGAAATTATTGAGCAACAAAAAAGTGGCACAATTATAAAGTATCTGTTCAAGAAGCTTCATTAAAACATTTAATGATAATTAATATTTTGCAATAATATATTTGTATTTTTTTAACAAAAATCTTACACAACAAAAAGGCAATTTTAAAAATAATCAGCATCATAGTTTTACTTCGGTTTGGTTATGAGGCAAATCTATTGCTAATAAAAAAATAAATATCTGCAATAACCGGATTTGGCTTACAAGGGTGAATTTTTTAACATAAGTTATTATTAATCAATTTTTTGTGTTTTGTATTGAGTGGTGACGGAGTGCGAATTTCTATTTAACACTTCTGTTCATACTGGTACTGCGCAAGGGCAGTGCCTGCTATCTGCTGATAGTTCTGGCAATTATCGCTCGGGTCGGGAGTAATACTGATCGGACGGGCTGTAGAACAGATCACACTTTTTATTTTTCCA